GCAATGCACCCTGTCACGGTGCATCACGCTGTGGTCATGTTCCACGGGTTCCCCACTCCGGCATTTGCCAGGCGGGCTCGACGAAGTCGTCGGGGATGGCAGCAGCCTGGGCACGCAGGTCAGCTGCTTTGGCCAGCCACCGGTCACGGCTGTCGCCGGCGGTCACGCTGGCGTAGTAGTCAAACTGCTTGGCGTTGGACAACAGTTGGTCTCTCATGCTGGCACCTCTTCAAAGTTGATTGCAGTGGCGACCGCGTCAGCCTGGTCGTCGGTGAAGTAATCGGCGTCGGGGATGACGTCAGCACCCCGGTAAAACTTGACCACGAATTCCTCGTAGTCAAAGTCGTAGAACACAACAGCGCTTTGAGCGCGGAAAACGAATCTCATGACGATCTCCTTAGAAGCTGGGAAGGGCAACCAGCTTGACGCTGGTGACGGCGGTGGTCTTTTCGACCATGCTGATCTTGTCGCCGAGCATGATCTCGACCTTGCGTGGGTCGTAGCTGGTGCGGTCTTGCTTGACCACGGTGGCGCGGAACAGGTTGCCGTCGATGCCGTCAACCTTCAGAGCCTTGATGCGGTCCTTGATCGCGTCAGCTTGCTTGGTCAAGCGGCTGATGTCAGCGAGCAAGAAGCCGAGGTCGTCAATCTCGTTGGCAGTGACGGGGGCGATGACTTTTGCGTACATGGTGAATCTCCTGAAAAGTACCAAGCTGTTACGGCCGCCTGGATACGCCGCCAGAGAAGGCTGCAAGCAACCCTCTCTGGTTTCCTTCGCACTCGGCAGTCTGGGGGACTGAGTCTTAGCGGTCTGGCCTTTGGGTTCCCTGGTCGGTACTGCGTAATCGGCTGGTTTCCTTTTTGTATCCCGCTGAGTCCTTGGCGGGGTGGCTGGTTTGTTTCCTGCCACAACTCAAATGTGCCAGGGTTGACATTGACTGTCAACTAATCCGCGCTGCTGTTTGAAAATATTTTTCAAAGTGTTGCGTGGGAGCAACAATTAGCGTGAAGCATCAATGCAAAATCGCCGCATGAAAAAAGAAAAGCAAGGCGGTATTTACGTTCTTCGATGCCCGATAACGTCGGAGGTTCGCTACGTTGGCCAGACCGTAAATTTTCGGTCTCGGCGGTATTACTACGGGTATCGGGCCGGTTTTTGGGCGATGCCAAAGAAATTGCGAGAATGGATCGAATCCCTGGAAACCCGCGCCCCAATATTCGAGGCTTGGCTGATCACAGACGACCAACGGCTGAAAGACCGGATCGAACGGCGGTTGATCAAAAGCTACGGGGCGCAGCTAATGAACACAGCACTTGGCGGGCGTCTCGTGGCCCAACCAAGAAAAGCCTGGCCAATTTTTATTCTTGATGATGAGGATGGAGCGTAAGGTTGGCGTAAGTCTTGACCTGATTTTTGGCTGGGGATTTCCCACTTGACCGGTTTTTCGGTCTCAGTTACTATCTGCGCGGGACAATGCGTCTCAAAATCCCCCAAGCTAAGCCGCCGATGCGGCTTTTTTCACATCTGGAGCCCACATGGCCAAGACCATCACAATCGATTTGGCCGACGACGGCACCATCACAGTTACATCGCCCGAGATGCAAGAGCCCTACGTCTGCCAGAGCAGCGAAGAGTGCATGCAGTTCTTGGGCGACATGCTCGCTGAAGAACGCGGCGAAGCACCTGAAGAGCAAGCCACAGAAGGCCCGGAAGAGTACGGCCAGATGTGGGAGCAAGAGGCGGCCAGCCGCAAACCCCAACCGGGCCTGATGGCCTAACCCCCTGGAGAAAATCATGGATCAAAGTTATTCCAACCCCGCATCACGCAACACCGTCCGCGCCGCTTTGGCGTCGGGCACAGCCATTGGCGGTGGCGGCAATCAAACCCAAGGCAAAGGCGAACTGCCATCCAAGGTGAACGTGCCCCTGCCTGGCACCAACGCCACTCAGCCAGCCTACAAAGGCGGCATGGCCAAAGCCCCCACGGGCTTCAACAACGGCCTGATCAACGGGAAAATCTGATGCCCAAGCCAGGCCTGTACGCCAACATCCAAGCCAAACGCAAACGCATTGCCGCTGGCTCGGGTGAGCGCATGCGCAAAGCTGGCAGCAAAGGTGCGCCGAGCAAAGCGGACTTCGAGGAGTCCGCCAAGACGGCCAAGACCGGGCTTATCCGTGGGGCCATGCGGTCGTCATGAAGACACCTGCATGGCAACGCAAAGAGGGCAAGTCACCTTCGGGTGGCTTGAACGCTAAGGGCCGGGCCAGCGCAAAGGCGGAGGGCATGACCCTCAAGGCTCCCGTCAAGTCCGGCGACAACCCGCGCCGTGCTTCGTTCTTGGCCAGGATGGGCAACATGCCCGGACCTGAGCGCAAAGACGGGGAGCCCACCCGCTTGTTGCTGAGCCTTCAAGCCTGGGGCGCAAACAGCAAGGCTGACGCAAAAGCAAAAGCCAAAGCGATCAGCGCACGCAACGAGGGCCTCATTCGAGGGGCGATGAAAGATGGCAAGTAAAAAAACCGGCGCAACGCGCCTCGCTGAGCTGGCTGGGGCACCGCCCAAGCTGGCATCGGCGGCAGACCTAGAAGCGGCGGGACCACGCACTGGCCGCACGCATGCAAAGCAGACAACCAGCGAAGGCAAAGGCGGTGACCTGCGCATCAACCTGAAAGCCGTGAGCGCTGCCCTGGTGGACGAGGGTTTCGACCCTGCGGTCGAGATCACCAAGATCCTCAAGGGCGAAGTGATGACCGATAACAAGGGCAAGCCCGTTGTCCACCCGGTCACCGGCGAGGTGATGCGCACTTACCGCGTTGACGCTGATGTGCGCTTGCGCATGCTGAACGAAGTGTTGCAGTACACGCAGCCCAAGCTCAAAGCCGTCGAGATGAAAGTCTCGGGCACGATTGACCTGACCAGCGAGCAGCTGGACAACCGGCTCAACATGTTGCTGGCCAAGGCCACGAAGGGTAAGAAGTGATCGACTTGCAGCGCATCGACACCTCACTGCTGAACGACGACGAGAAGCGGGAGCTGTACGAGCTGCTGCGCGTCAAGGACATCAAGGCCAAGCGCAACCGGCTGCTGGCTTATGGGCCGTACAAAAAGCAGCTTGAGTTCCACGCAGCTGGCGCTGGGTTTCGTGAACGACTGTTCATGGCCGGCAACCAGCTCGGCAAGACCTGGGCTGGCGCATTCGAGGTTGCGATCCACGCGACGGGCCGCTATCCATCTTGGTGGAAGGGCAAGCGCTTCAACTACGCGATCCGGGCCATGGTTGGTTCCGAATCAGCCGAACTGACCCGCAAGGGCGTGCAGCGTTTGCTGCTGGGTCCGCCTGAGATCAGGGAGGAGTGGGGCACAGGCGCGATTCCCTGGGACGCGCTGAAGGACACCAGCCTGAAGCAAGGTGTGCCCGACGCGGTGTCCAGCATTGTCGTGCGCCACGAATGCGGCGAAGACAGCGTGATCCAGTTCAACAGCTACGACCAGGGCCGCACGAAGTGGCAGGCCGACACTGTGGACATCGTGTGGTTCGACGAAGAGCCACCGCTGCCGATCTACTCTGAAGGCTTGACGCGAACCAACGCGACAGGCGGCCAGGTGTTCGTGACGTTCACGCCGTTGCTGGGTATGTCCGAGGTGGTCAAGCGCTACCTGCTGGAGAAGCCCGCAGGCACGACAGTGACCAACATGACGATCAGCGATGCTGAGCACTACACGCCTGAACAGGCCGCTGCCATCATCGCAAGCTACCCCGAGCACGAACGCGAAGCGCGTGCCAAGGGCATTCCCATTCTGGGCAGCGGGCGTGTGTTCCCCGTTGTCGAGGACGCGATCAAGATCCGGGCGTTCCCGATCCCACCGCACTGGCCGCGCATCGCTGCCATCGACTTCGGTGTGGACCACCCGACAGCTGCTGTGTGGCTGGCGTGGGACCGCGACCAGGACATCCTGTACGTCACCGACTGCTACCGACGCAGTGAGCCTGGCATTGCTGGCCACTCGATGGCGATCCGCGCACGCGGCGAATGGGTGCCATTGGCCTGGCCGCATGACGGCTTGCAGCGTGACAAGGGCGGCAGCGGTGAGCAGCTGGCCAAGCAGTACAAGGACCAGGGCCTGAACATGCTGAAGGACCGCGTGACTTTCGAGGATGGCAGCAACGGCGTCGAGGCTGGTTTGTCTGAGATGCTGACCCGCATGCAGACGATGCGCCTGCGCGTGTTCGCCCACCTAGAAGACTGGTTCGAGGAGTTCCGGCTGTACCACCGCAAGGACGGCATGGTCGTAAAGATCAGCGATGACCTGATGTCGGCAACACGCTACGCCATGATGGCCCGGCGCTTTGCCAAGACACAGGAAGAGGCGGAAGGGCGCATGCGCCAGGCGCGGACCGCGCCGGTGCTGCCTTTCGGCATGTTTGACCAAGTATCAGGATATTGAGGAACCCCATGGAAATCCAACCACAACAGCTCGACGTCGAAGTCGAAGTCGAAGAGTACCAAGACCCCGAGCTGCTGCGCCAGCAGCAAGAGGAGAAGCTGCAAGCCTTCGGCCACACGATGGCTGCGCAACGCGACGAATGGGTTCGCTCGCGCAACTCGTTCGGCGTTGACAAGCGTTGGATTGAAGACGAGGACCAATACAACGGCAAGGACAACGTCAACAAGGCGGCCAGCCAGATGATGACGTCGGTGGAGCAGGGCTACCCCGTGACCACGCACGGCGCGACAGCTCACCGCTCGACAGTCTTCATCGGCATGACGCGGCAGAAGACGAACGCAGCAGAGGCTCGACTGGCCGACATCTTGTTGCCAACAGACGACCGCAACTGGGGCATCCAGCCCACACCGGACCCACAGCTAATGGCCATGGGCCGTGATGGCAAAGTGGCTGTCGATCCCGTCACCGGCGAGACCATCCTGAACGAGAACGGCCAGCCGCTCAAGGTCAAGGACATGGCCCGCGCCGTGATGGAGCTGGCCCGCCAAAAAGCCGACGCGATGCAGACCGAGATCGACGACCAGCTGGTCGAGTGCGACTACAACAGCGAGCTGCGCAAAGTCATCCACGATGCCGCAGTGCTGGGCACCGGCGTGCTCAAAGGCCCAGTGGTCATGAGCCGCACACGCAAAGCCTGGCAGCCAATCACCGACGGCACTGGCCAGACGGTCCACCAAATCGAGATGGTGCAAGAGCTGAAGCCCGCGTCGTTCCGCGTTGACCCACGCAACGTGTGGGCTGACCCAGGCGCAGGCGAATCGATTCACAACGGCAAAGGCATCTACGAGCGCGAGCAAGTCACTGCAAAGCAGATCCGTGACCTGGCCAAGCAGCCAGGCTTCATGAAGGACCAGCTGCGCCGCGTTCTTGAGGAAGGCCCAAAGCAATCGGCCACGCTGCGCGAGATGACCGACGAGGACCAGCGCGACATGGCTCGCCTGACCTACGAGATGTGGACCTACTGGGGCGAGGTTGACCACGAAGACATCGAGGCAGCAGGCGTCGAGGTCGGCGAGAAGGACGAGCTGCGCACGATTTCCGCGTGCGTGATCATGATCAACAACACGGTTGTTAAGGCCTACCTTAACCCGCTGGAAGGTGGCGACCTGCCATACGACTTCTACGTCTGGGAAAAGGTTGCAGGCAGCGTGTGGGGCTACGGCATCCCGTACCTCATGCGTGCCCAGCAGAAGGTGCTGAACGCGGCCTGGCGTCAGATGATGGACAACGCTGGTGTGTCCAGCGGTCCGCAGATCGTCGTCAAGCCCAACACCATCCAGCCCGCAGACAAGCAATGGCAAATCTCCAGTCGCAAGATCTGGTATGCCACCGACGACGTGGACGACGTCAGCAAAGCCTTCAGCACGTTCGAGTTCAACAGCCACCAGGCTGAGCTGGCCAACATCATCAAGATGGCCACCGAGCTGGCTGACGCCGAGACCGGTGTGCCCACGATCATGCAAGGCGAGAAGGGCAACGCGCCCGACACCGTCGGCGGCATGCAGATGCTGATGACGAGCGCCAACGTGGTGCTGCGCCGTTTGGTCAAGCAATTCGACGACATGGTCACCAAGCCGCACATCCGCCGGTACTACGACTACAACATGATGTACGGCGAAGACGAAGAGATCAAAGGCGACTTCAGCATCGACGCCCGAGGCTCCAGCACGCTGGTGGTGCGCGACATCCAGAACCAGTCGTTCTTGAACCTGCTGGCCGCTGGCGCAAACCCGATTTACGGCATGTACCTGGACACGCAAAAGCTGTTCGAGAAAGCGCTGCAAGCGCAGCACATCGACCCGGCCGAAGTGTTCAAACCCGAGGCGGAGATCGAGCAGATCAAGGAGCAGCAAAAGCAAGCCGCTGCCCAGGGTCCAGCACCAGACCCAGCCATGGCCGTCGCCCAGGTCCGTGCGCAGACCGAGATGCAGAAGGTGCAGTTGCAAAACCAGGGCGACCTGCAAGAGTTGCAAGTGCGTCAGCAGATCGCCATGCAGGCGGCCGAGCTGCGCGTGATGGAGCTGGAGCTGAGCCGCGAGATCGAGATGATGAAGCTGTCGAACGCGCAGAACATCAGCC